GGCAACCTGATCCGGTAGTTACTACTACAACTACTACTCTACCTGTTGCAGTAATTACTACACCACCTCCACCAGAGCTTCCTCCAAATACAGTAACTAATCAAGAAGAGCTTATAGAGGCTATTAATACATATTCTGAAGTACTAATAACAGAAAGCTTTACTGTTAATACAATAATTGAAATACCTGAAAACACAGCAATAATAGGATTTGGTAATCCTACTATTACAATGAGAAATACTCTTGTAGCTTTTAATATAAGGACATCAAACGTGGAGTTAAGAGGGTTTAATATATCAAGTGAAAATAATCAAGAATACAGTAATGGTATAGGTATTAATATTACTAGATCGGCACCAACATCTTTAGTCTCTGTTGAAAATATAACTATAGCTAATATAACATTTAATAATATAGGAGATCCTAATAAAGATAAATATGGTGCAATCGCAGTTAGAGGTTATAATGCAGCTGCAAGTAATCCAAATGTTAATTCTAATCTTCCACGTTTATTGGAAGGGGCATCCAATTTTAAAAATATCAATATTATAGATTGTACCTTTAACAACATACCAAATAATGCTATTGATTTTTGGATGGTTACTAATGGTACAATTATTAATAATACTTTTAATGGTACTACATCTCAAAAATACAATTTTGGTAATGGTATAAGAGCGCAAGACTTAATTACTACTAGTATAAGTTATAACACTTTCAATAATATTGCTAGAATGGGTATTGAGGTTCTAGGAATGAATAGTAGCCAGGTCACAGTAAGTGATAACAATATTACAGGTTCTGGAAATATAACTGGTCCATTTACTGCTGGAGTATCAATTAGTCAAGGTGTACATAATTCAAAAGTAATAAACAATAGGGTTAACAATAGTAGTAACGGGTATGAAATAGCAGAAGGTAGTACTAATATTATACTTGCTAATAATATTAGTAATTTTATAAGAAATAGAGCAGTTTCAATTTCGGGATTAGCTAATAATTTATATATACATAGCAATAATTGGTCTAACACATTTGGACCTGAAGAAGTTGATATAGCACAATCGTGGAATATTTTATATGAAAATAATACCAGCACTAATCATGCCTTTACTATAGGCCCAGGTACACGAGCTAAAAGAGGTGTTCTAGTAGCTCAAGGTAATAATATAAAGATATACAATAATGAATTTAACAGTGATTATTCTAAATTAGATAGTGAAAGTTCGCCGCTGTACTTTTATCTATCTTTTCCGTATGATCCTACTATAAATGGCAAAAGAGCGTTCTTGTTTGGTGATCCAAATTTTCCTTGGACTCAATATTTTAATGGTACAAAATTTACACCGGGTATTAGAGGTGGATCGAGAGGATTGGATTATGCTAGACGAATAGCATCAGCCGGTTATTACGCTTATGGCATACCTGGAGGACCACTTGCTAGCACTGAGGCTTGGGAATATATACCTAATTCAATATTAGAAAATAAATTTAAGGATGGTAGTTTAGTTGATTTTAGAAATAATAATAGTTCAGTTCAAGACCTGGATAGCGAAGTTACGGAACCTACTACCCAGCCACCTAGTGTAACCACCACTACACCACCTGGTGTAACTACTACCACTACCTCCACAACTACTACAACTACTACAACTGAACAGCCTACAACTACTACCCCAGAACCTCCTTTTGAGCCTACTACTACCCCAGAACCTCCTACTACTACTACAACGCTTGGAGTAACTACAACATTCCAACCTACAACACCACTTCCTCCTTATACAACAACTACCACAACTATAGCTCCTACTACTACTACAACAACAACATTCCAACCTCCACCGCCTCCACCGCCTCCACCTCCGCCGCCACCTGGTACTACCTTACCGGTTACAACATCACCGGTTACAACATTAGGACCTTCGTTGTCTGTAACCGAGGGACCTATTACAATATTAGATCCAATTGATCCTGATTACGGTTATACTCCTCCTACAGTAGAACTACCACCGGCATGGTGGTGGTGGCCTAAGCTGCCTTGGATACCACCAGATATATTACCCCCGCTAACTGGCGACTTTCCATTTTATTATTTAACAGGGGGTCCGTTACAAGGCTTTGTACCTACTAAATGTATTGAACCACCTAAAGATCCAATTACTGATACTCCAGATTTAGAAATTGATCCAGAGGATCCGGTAGTAGTACCCCCAGTTTTACCTCCACAAGAGAGATGTATTTACCCGGCGCCTATACTTCCTCTAGAAAATAATTTTTATGCGGAAATTGATATAATACAACCTACTTATTTATTATCACCATCTAATACATTAGATGAAAGTGAATTTTTAGCCGAAAGCTTTGTTGATGAAGATAATCTAACTGTAACAAATGAAGAGTTAGCTGAAAGTGTTGATTGTAATACTGATGATGATTGCAATAATTTATCATATTAGTAAATATACTTTGTGAATAAGCTTACTATTGGTCTTTGTGTTTTTGATGATTTTCACGGGGTATATTTTACCTTACAATCTATAAGATTACATCATAAAGAAATATTAGATAGATTAGAGTTCGTTATTATAAATAATAACCCTAAATCTGAGCATGGTAATGAAGTTCATAAATTCTCTCAATGGATAAAGGAACCTTTAACTTATGTAGAGTTTGATTCATATGCAGCTACATCATTAAGACATAAAATATTTGAATTATCAAATACTGATTATGTTATGGTTATGGATTGTCACGTTTTATTAGAAAATGGTTGTTTAGAAAAACTTTTAAAATTTTATGACGAAGGAAAAGATGATGGTAACTTACTTCAAGGGCCTTTGTTGTATGACGATTTAGAGGGTATAAGCACACATTTTGATCTTAACCACTGGGGTGGTAATATGTGGGGTACATGGGCTTTAGATAAAAGGGGTTTTATAAAAAATGGTGAACCTTTTGAAATACCTGCCCAAGGATTAGGTATGTTTACATGCAGAAAAGATGCGTGGTTAGGATTCAATAAAAAATTTAGAGGGTTTGGTGGTGAAGAAGGTTATATACATGAAAAATACCGCAAACATGGTAAAAAGACTTTATGTTTACCGTTTTTAAGGTGGTTACATCGATTTGGTCGTCCGGATGGACCGGCATTCAATCCATCAATAGAGGATAAATTTCGAAATTACATGATAGGCTTTCATGAAATAGGTAAAGATCTTACTGAGGTTATAGATCAATTTAAAGGATTAGTAACTGATGAGTATATTGCTGAGGTGAAAAAGGAGTTAGACTAATGAAGCTTCTATGTATAACTCCTACCTACGGGAGACCTATAGAATTACTTCAAAATAGTTTAGCTTGTTTTTATTCACAAACCTACACAAACGCATATCAAATTTTTTTAGACGATACTTTTGACGGGCCTACTATTGAAGGAGATAATTATGCTATTGTCCAAAATAACGAAAGGTACAGTAACTTATCTATAAAACATAACTACGCTGTCCAAATTGGTATAGATATTTTTGGAGAAGTAGATGGTATAGTTGTTTGGGATGATGATGATATATACTTACCTAATCATTTAGAGAATATATCTAAATCTCTTAAAAATGGTGAATCGTTTTCTTTTAGTTCAAAAATTTATTCTTGTTTAGATGAAACAGTAAAAATAGAAGATAATACTGCAGGACGATTTCATGGTAATATAGCTTTTAATTATGATCTTTTTACTAATAATAAGTGGGAAAATACTTTAAGGATGGATTTCGACACAACTATGATTGATAAACTAACCAAAAGTGGAACTGTTATAGATAGAATAGATCCAACGTATGTATATAGATGGGTAAGTTCTGGTGAGCATCATTGTTCTGGTGTATCTAAAGGACCAGAAGATGAAACATGGTATAGTAAGACACCAGTTATTAGAAATAAACCTATACAGAACTTAGAACCTCTATATGATAAAAATACTTTGCTTATTAAAGATTACCTAAAGTCGCCTCAACTTTTAAATCATGCTTCATAGAGTGAAATCTTTCATCGATATAACGCTGAAAAGCTAAAGGTTTTATCCATTTATCACCATCTATATTAACATCTTCTTTACTACCAACTACCTCTAAAGCTTCAATCAAGCAGGCCCATCTTACCAGTTCATCAAATTCCATGGTCTTAATAGAGCCATCTTTTAGTTTAAATGTATGTTTTTCCATAATATATATTATTATAGTTCCGTTCCTTGTTTATACTCAGAAGTAATTTTTATATCTTTAGTAAGTTCTTCAACTGATTGATTTACGTTTACAGGCTCAGTAAGTAATGTTGGAGTAACGTTTATTGATAATTTATATTCATTATTACATTTTTCGCAAAAATAGGAATTGTCTAAATTCATAAAAATATTATCTTTATGTACATAATTTCCGCATGGGCAAGGAACGCTAACTTCATTAAGGTCTAAAAGTTGTTGTAATTCAGCTTCGAATTCTCCTGTTAATGATTGAACTTTGTTAATTTTAAGAGAAGATATAATAAAGGAAATAACAAACTGAGTAACAAAAGCTAATGATAAAGATTCCCAAAATCCTAATACTTTATGAAAAGCAAAACCAAATAAAATAGATACAAAACTAGTAATTAGAATTGATCTTAAAAATATCATATACCTATTTTAGCCAAGTCTTCAGGAATATCAAGTATAAGTTCATTAATCTTATCTATTTTTTCCTTTATAGCATCAACTGACATATCTGATATATTAGTATCTTGCTGTGCTTTAGTAAGCATATTTCTAAGTTCTGCTAAAGCTACAAAAGCATTACCCAATTCTTGTGTGATTTGTTCTAATTCAAACGGTAATATAGGTGGAGCTTTTTGATGTTTTTCATCTTCTTTATACTTATTAATTTGATCTTTTACACGCATATTAAAGGATATAGGAGTATCATCTGGTTTAACACTATAAGGAAATTCCGGGGAAGGCATATAATTATTTATGCTAGAGACTAAATAATTTTATGACCAAATTCGAAAGACGTTTTTTTAGATCCTTACATGAACAGGTAGATGATGAGAGAGAGGCATTTGAAGCTGAATTAGATGATAACACTAATCCAGAAGAGTTTGATGTGGATATCGATATTGATGATACTGTGGTGGATGAAGATCCTAACGTAAAAGCTGCACAAGCCGTAAATGATAGAAATGAAGCTATGAAAGAAGAGCTTAGAGGTTGGATTGGAAAAATGGAAGAGTTTTTAGATTATTTAAATGGAGAAGAATCTAACTCTATTCAACAAAAGTTAGCTAATGCTGAGCCTGATACTATTTTTGATAGAATGAAAGCTTCAGAACAACGTAAGTTGGCTCGTGTTGCTACAGAACTTGCTGGAGTTACTGAGTCATTTAAAGGTTACTTAGCTCAAACAAGCAACCCATCTTTTAAACACGTTTAAGTAGTTAAATTACGAAATTTTTTAATTTCTGATAGCTTTACAATACCTTCGAGTCCTTCGAAGGTATTTTTTTCTATAAATTGCCATCTTATTTCATCAATTTCAGCTGCTATAGCTATATCGTTAAAGTCTTTAAAACGCTTACCAAATTTTTCAGGCCATATAAATACCTTTTCATTTTGCTTTAGTAATGCTTCAGATTTAATTAAAGAAGCTTGATCGATCCATTGTGAATCAAGTATCCATACTTTATCAAACCATTTAAGAGTAGAGTTTAATTGTTGCTCTTGCCTGCTTGTAAAAGATCTACCCTTTTCAGTAATACCTGCAACCGCTATAGAGTTTTTAGTAAAGAAAGCATTAATAGGACCTTCAAATATATAAACTTTATCATGATCATTAGTAACTTTATCAATATTAAACAACGTTTTTTCTGCTTGTACTTTACCTAAGTACTTAGGCTTAGTTTTATTATCTTTATTCAAGACAGATCTAGTTTGATAAAATTCTATAATACCATTTTCATTAACAAAAGGTATAACCAATCTATTTTTATGTACCATATCTACTAACGATACATATAGATTATCAGGTCGATTAACAGCAGTATCTAATCGTCTCTCTTTTATTAAATATCGAACAGCAGTAATAACGTTGTTGCTATTATAAAAGTCAAGCTGAAGCTTATCAGACAAATTAATACTGTCCTTAGGTAATGATTCAACCAAAGGTTTGAAATTATTTTTTTCACCTTTATCGGTAATATCTTTTGCATCTGGAACATAACCTTTTAATTCGTTAATTACATCTTCATCAGAACTGTTAGATACTTCTTTAATCCATCTTAGAGGCTTACCAGACCACCCACAGTTATGACAAAATATATTTTCATTCTTAGGTATATAATAACACCTTCTTTTTTTACCCAGAGATTTACCCTCTCTACATATAGGACAACTGCATTGATATACGTTATTAAACTTATTATACTTAGGGTAAAATCCTAACTCAAAAAATTTAAGTATAACAAAATCTTCAGGAAGCGATATCATTTAGTTTATTATAAAGACTTTTCATAAAAAACAAATTATGCCAATCTTCTTTTTTATCTAATATACGCTTAAACGAATACTCTTCACAATAATTTAAAAACGTTTTATAGCAAGCATTAATCTTTACATCAAGTTGCTCTTTATAATATTTCTTTTCATTAGGTAAACTTTCATATTTATCTAAACAAAATATATCTGCATTACGTTTAAAAATAGCTTGCTGACTCTCATCTAACATATAAGAAGGATCATTAAGGTATTTCTTTACAGATGCCTTACCAAAGCGAGGTATACCCGGTACATTATCTGAAGCATCGCCGGTGAGACATTTTGCAGTATACCACTCTTCAACATCTTTGTAACCAGTACATTCTTCGAAATTCTTTTCTTCAAAAAATATTTTACGAATAGGATCATACAAAGTTACTTCGGAAGTTACTAGTTGTAAAAAATCTCTATCTACAGAAATAATTACTTTTGAACCTTTATGCTCTCTGCATATATAAGCAACAATATCATCAGCTTCTAATTCACTAGGAAAAATTGAATTAATACCCATAGAGTGTAATATTGATTTAATCACTTCATTATTAGCGTGAGGTGAATAATCTTTAGATCTATTACCTTTATATTCTTTTAAAATACTCTTACGTATATTAGGCTTATACTCTTTCTTTTCATCCCATACAAATACTGTATTATTCGGTACAAACTGCTTCACGTAGGAGCTAACAGCGTTAAGCGTAAAGTAAATATGAAAGTTACTTACTTGATAATCACTATGATTCTTTGTTTTTTTCGATTGAGCTTTTGCTGTATGAAATGTTCGGTGTATTAAATTGTTGCCGTCTATTATTAGAGTTTTCATTACTTTTATACTGGGCTTCAACTACAGAATATACCTTTCTCGGTAGTTTCTCCACATACTTTATTATATCATGGTTCCTTCCATCTTCAAATGACTTTATTGGAACTTCAACATTTTCCATTTTAGGTATAGATAAACATCCAATAAATTCGTTTGTAGGGTTTACAATAGCAAACATTTCTCCTACATAATCTCCTGTTTGAACCGCGTATAACTCTCTCTTACAACATTTCATCTGGTCCTTGATTTAAACCTTTTATTGATTGTGATTCTTGAGCGAAATATTTAAGTAGAAAAGAATTTAAAGCTTCAGCTTGCTGAGGTGTTGAAGCAGCTTTAATGTCTAAATGTCTACCTTGAAAATCAAAACCTAATAAAATATACGAATCTAAGTATTCAGCAATAATATTAGAAATTCTATGAGCTAGATCTTTTCGTCTTTTAAAAGTTTTTTTATCTTTTATGCTTTGCTTTAAAGCGTGTTCGACCATCTCTCTTAACTCATCATCATCTTCTTCATGAAAGTTTTTATCGTCTTGAGGGTCCTGTGACATAATATTATTTATTCAAAAACTTATCATGTTCCTTTTGTTGTACACCAGTCTCTAATAGTTTTCTCACTACTACTTCTATTGAATGCGTCTTTAAACTAAAATTACTATTAAAGTTTTGATTACCATCATTAAAATTAAAAAGATACTCACCCTTGAATGGTGTATTTTCAAAACAGGTAATATAGACTGAAGCACCTGAAGGGTCGACTAACACTGTCCATTTTCTAGGATCTGATTCACTATACTTATCAAAAATACGTAAAGTAATAAAATCATTATCCTTTAAGCGTTTTATAAAGTAACTTGGTGTTTTTAATTTATTTTTAGTTTGATTATTGGTCATTGAGTTAAAGCTGAAATTATATACTTCAATTTAATACCATTGTCTTGAATATCAAATATTACTACTCCATATTCAGTATTAATCTTTACGTTAAACGTATCGTTAATTATGGATAACAATCTAACATTATCGAGACTAATAGGTAAGGGATCTAAGTTAAAATCAGCAGCACCTAAACTAATAGTAAAGTTATCAGTATTATGTCTTGATCTATCAGTAAGTTCTGCCATTAGTAAACCGTTTTCGGTATAGAAATACAGTTTGTTAGTTTCAGACGCAAAAGTACTACCTTTAAAAATTCTACCTAATAAATTTTTATCTAGTTCAAACTCAATATCATACTTAAACCCATTTATTTTTTCTAAATTAATATTTGGTCTTGTAATAAAGCCTTCTTCATACAAATGATATTTAAACTTTACATCACAACCACTATATTGTAAGTTATTAGAATTGATACTTAATTCAACGTTATCACTATCAATAGTATCTAAGACATGCCTTAGTTTCTTAACATCAGGAACATTAATTTTATCTTCGAAAGATAGATTAGTATTATATTCAGAGCAAAGTATTAACGTACTATCTAAACTAGATACTAAACTAGACACCTTTTCATTTTCAATATCAAGAATTACTCCTTGATCGTTTATTTTTGAAATAGCGTCTAAGAATTTTAAAAATTCACTTTTGTTTGTTAGTCTTAACTGATTTGCCATTACTTAATTTTAAGCTAATCTCTTTTAAAATCAAAGTTTGTTTTTCTACTAATGAAATTAATTGATCAAATTTAGATGGTTCAGAAAAATCAAATTCTTCTTGATTAGAATTAACTTCTTCAACTACCGAGGGTTGCCCTGTTCTGATAGAGCGTTGAGCTGCGATTTCTTGCGCTGCTTGCTCTGGTGACACTGGTTGAATCTGCATAGGTGTCTCCGGCGCTTGTTGCGGAGGGGGTCCTTGTTGTTGGTTAATCGTATTAGGATCAGCAGTAGGTATTCTAGCAGTTTGCTCAAACATAGCTTTTAATTCTTGTGATTTTGGAGATAAGTTACCAGAATTTCCTATTATATTTTGGTCTTGCTTATGTACTGCTCCATACGTTTGGCCCATAAATTGCATGACCATAGCCTTCTCCTCCGGAGTCATTGGTCCTTCGTTCATTTTTAAAGATCTTTAAGTAGTTCGTCAATATCTTCTTCAACAGTTTCAGTAGCAGTTACTACTGGCTCTGGCTCAGAAGGAGTTTCGGTAGGAGTAGGGACTGGAGCTGAAGTTTCTTGTACCTCGTCTCCTGTTCTACAGTAGTAATGCTCATTAAACATTTCTTTAAGATCATCATATGACTTTAAAGTAAATACTTCAGTTAGGTCAAAAGCACCTTCATATATATCTTTTTGCTCATCTTCAGATAAGTCAACTTTACCAGCAGCAGTAAATCTTGATGATACATAAGTAGGAAAATCACCTTGCTGCTCTACTTTAATCTTAAAGTTTACTCCTTCGTTACCTAAGTCAAAAATTCGAGGACCAAACTCTTCAGCATCTTCACCTTCAATAGCTTCAGTAATAATTTTCTGAAGTTGCTTACCGTAGCGAAGAATTTTTACTTTACCGTTATTGTCCGGATTACTTGGATCGTCAATAACATAAACATTTACTAACCATTTTTCAAGACGACGAACAACACTCATCTTTTCTTTCTCTTCTTCACTACCAGTACGAAGGACTTTAAAACGCTCTTCAGCGATAGGGTCTCTCTCTCCAAACGTTTGAGGGCTTAGAGTTTGAACATATTGACCAGTAGCGTAAGAATTCCATCCATGATTATAATAATGAAAGAAAGTCTTACTAGGATCTTTTGCAAAAGGCAAAAGCCTTACCGTATACGTATTACCTACTTTAGTAGGCATAATTTCGTTGAATGTAGCAGAACCTTTACTATCGGAGCTAGCTAACGCGTCTTTAATTGATTGAAACATTGAAGTATTAAAAGTACTCATATTCATAATTATAATTACTAAGAACTAAACTTCAAGAGCTTTTGTTCTATTATTTTAAGACCTTTTTTGGATTTCTCCTTTAATGTTTTGGAACTTACAAACTTGACTCTAGTCTTATTATATAAGTTAAAAAAGTCGCTTATTACCCACGTTAATACTTCATCTTGCTTTTTAATTATAAAGTCCATATCCAAAGCATGTAGGGTATAGAAATTAATTTTATGATCTTTTAGGTGAGTAAAAACTATAGGTAACGAGCCATTCTCTTCTACATAATCTTTATACTGATGTAATGTAATTTTTTCCTCTAAACAAAAATTATAAATAAATTTTAAACAGTCTTTAAATGTATCTAAGCTTTCCTCACTATCTGGATCTTGTACTTGCTTGTCTTTACAATAAAGAGAATAACATTTAATAGCTTTCCTGGTATTAAAAAATGATAAATCGAAATAGTTATCTGAACCGTATACCTTATATGGAGCAATAAAAAAATCGCTGTAATTTATATGAGTATACTTTGAAAGCAGTTGATTGAGCTTCTTTAAAGCTACTTCTTGTTCACTTTGTATACTATCAAAATTTTGTCTTAGCCGAACTGGTTTGTTTTTTGCCTTACGAGAAGCATATAAAAAACTATTATATATATGCTTCTCTTTTTCGGTAATCATAAGTCAATATTTGAATGTGAATTAAGGAACTTTGTAATATATTTCGATTTTGTAATAGAAGGTTCAAAGTCTATAAATAGTTTAACTACATCAAAGTTAGTTTCAATGGTTAAAAGTTCCTTTAATATGTTTCTTATTTTTTCTTCCTGCAGTACTAATATAAAAATATTTTGTAATGATAATTTTTTACCTTTTAATTGCGAACAAAATGTACAAAAACACAATAACAGGTGTTCAGTTTCTTCTTTTATAAGAGTGTTAGACGGAGCTTTGGGAGCGTTAGTTATTAACATAGGGTAAATTGTTTAGTTAAAGTTGTAAACTTGTTAGTTAGTTTTCCTCCTGCTGAAGCAGTATGACCACCACCGTCACATAATTTTTTAGCTAAAAGACTTACATCTACAGTGCAATTCTTTGAACGTCTAAATGAGACAGTTTTAGCTTTTGTATTGACTATAATACTAATATCAGCATTATGCTTACTTAGTAAGAAGTGAGCTAGCTCACCGACTGCATAATCACCAAATGAAGCCACAACATCATACTCTTTAATTTTTCCTTTAAAGGTATCATTGCTTAGTTGTTCTTTGAACTTTTTAAAGAACAATTTAATAGAGTTTTTTTCTTGTATTGAAAATTCAGTAAAACCAGACTCAAAAATATTAATAAAGTTTTCTGTTTTAGGAGAATTTAAATTATAGTAAACAGCATTTAGTTTTAACGAATCGCTATTATTAGTTTTATACCAATCATACTGTTTAATCATTTCAATCAAGGTTGTTTGATTGTTATTAAGAGCTAACAGGTGATTAAACTTATCACATATAAGATCTATACAGGAGTAAAAACTATCATCAATAATTACCTTAGCTGACTTATATATATGTTTATGGTTGGAATGATCTTTATGCGTATCTATAACTACAACGTTATCTCTATCAGCAAGGTGGGCTTGATCTTTATTTAAATCTAAATCTAATATATAAATTTTATCGTAATGATCAAGAGTATCAAACGCGCCTTTAAATCTACCAGAAAATGTTGATTCCGTAACGTCATTTATATTAAATGTATTACTTTTTTTATATAACCACTTCAATACTAATGTAGCACCAGCTCCATGTAGATCTGTGTCGGTCCATACTTGGATATTCACTTTACTTATTTAGGGTAAGTTCCTTATGATGCAAGTCCGGCTAAGGCATTTAATGCTTCGTTACCATCATCTTCGAACTCTATATCATCTGCTTCTTCAATTGTAAGTGTAGAGTAATTAATTCTCATAGCTTGGGTATTACCTCGAGGACCATATCGATTTTTCATCATACCTAGTCTAATAATACCTAATTCTCTATCTTCTTCATTTTGATAGATAGAGCATATTACATCAGCAGTAGCAGCTAACCCGATAGATTCAGATATAGTAGCTAAATCAGGATTATCTGTATCAAAACCAGATCTATTTAACTGAGTAGCTGATATAATAGGACACTCAAAACCATAACTCATAGCTCTTACTTGCTCAGTTACATGTTTAATACGCTCATAAGAGTTATTACCCATAGTTGAGTGCATTAAGTTTAAATAATCTAGAACAATAGCATCAAGCTTAATACCTTTATCTTGAAACTTATTAATGAACCCTTTTAATTGAGCAGGTGTAATAGTAGAAGGAGGAAACTCTTTAATAAAAATTTGACCCTTTTCATCTTTTACAGCTTCTTTAATAGCAGGGGTATTACCTACTAATTCTTTCATAGGTATCTTAGTAACGTTAGTACATATCCTTCTAGCATAAAGTAATTCTGACATCTCTAAAGTTACTAGCAAAACATTTTTACCTTCTTTAGCTATATTATGTGCTACGTTACCTAGAAAAATAGATTTACCAATATTAGTCTCACCAGCAAACACATATAAAGATTTACCAGCTTCTAAAAAGCCTCCACCTAGATTTTCATCTAACCATTCCCACTGACTAGGTATATGACGTTGTACGGAGTTTATATCTTTAATAAGCTCATCAATATTGCCGTATAAATCTAAGCCTAAGTCAGTTACTAAACTTATGTTACATGAAGATTCAAACTTATCTAAAACTTCAGAAGTATCTACTTTACCTTTTGATACATCTTCAGCTACACTTAGCATAGTATGATATACAGCTTTCTCTTTTAAGAATTGCTCTGTATTATCGTACAATTCATCATTATCTAAATTTTTATCTATATCATTAAACGACTGTACTAATTCTTTGAAAGAGCTTTTTTGCTCATCAGATACTAGGTAAGATTTTATTTCAGTTACTGTAGGTAACTTATTACGTTTTTCAGAAAAATCTTTTACAATAGAAAATATACTTGCTATTGCTTTGTTTTTGAAATAATCAGGCTTAACAAAGTCGGCAATAGATGCTAAATAAGTACCATCAGTTAACGACTTGTAAATAAGGACGTTTTCAAAATAATCTAAGTCCAGTTTACTCACAATGATATGATATTATAGACTACTTCGTTTTCCACTTTTCGAGAAACCAGTCTTGACCTTTGTTAAATTCATCTGTAAAGTTAGTTAAACCAGGTGAGTTGTGTGTAACTAAAATATCCCCAACACCAACTTTAAATCCAGCCTTGTGACATTGCATAGAGTAATCCAAATCATAGAAATGCCATTTAGAAGGGCAAGATTCATCAAATCTAATTTTTTTAAAAACCTTGCGTTTTATAGCCATAAAAACACCATCAATAAGTACTACTCTATGTGGATAACTACCAAATGGAGTCATATGTTTCTCGTTTTTGTTACCATGTGCTACAGCGCCATGTAAATTTGGTGAGCCTAAACCACCACCCATTAGGTGCCATAATGCAGGTTTAGTTAAATTTACCTTTGTAGTGCCAGCGCAGCCTACTACATCATATTTTTTAAAAAGAGAGTTTAATCTTCTCTTTGAAAAGTTTTCTAGTATTACATCATCATGTACTAATATTAAATTTTCTATATTTTCTTGAATAGAAAAATCTATAGCTTTGTTATACACCTTATGTAGTGACTCTTTGTTATTTTGTTTAAAAATAATAGATGAATTATCACTCGTTTTCCAGAGTATAGTATCTATATCTTTACCAGCAGTTGCTGAAAATATCATTGTATTTATCATATAAACGAGAAGGGTGAATCATGACTAAATTTTAGTGATTTATTCCATTTTTTTGTCTTGTTATTAAGCTTCATAATTTTACCCTCAGGCACTTCTTTAAAACCACATCCTGACATTGTAGAGTAGTCGCCCTTGTCATTATAATGTAATATAGAACCGCTTCTAGCTAAAAATACTTCATTAGTATCACAAAATATTATACTAAGAGCGTACGTCCCAGATAATTGCTCTAATGTTTTCTTAATTATTTTTTTACTATCAACAAGTACTTTACCTTTTTTATGTTCTATATGGGTAAAATATTCGAGTAAATTTACTATAGTCTCAGTATCAACTCTAGTTTTAAATCCAAACATAGTATTAAGTTTTTTATAGTTAGTTAAAACCCCATTATGTGATACTAACCATGAAATAGATTCAAATGGATGTGATGTATCATAATTCCACTTTCGTGTTGATGATGTAGGAGCTTGAACGTGACCTAAGTGATAATTGGTATCAAATTGATATTTGTAATTATCAAAATTAATATCTCCTTGAGATTTTCGAATATATTGATCGTCTTCTGTTAAACTAACTACACTACTAGCAAAATTGCCCCGTTCTTTATTAGCTTGATACAATACTTCAAACATAGAAGTATCAAAAGAACCAAAAATAGCGCACATACTATATGTTATAATATATTATGAGTTAATCAATCTTCCCAATCAAACTTAAACCCCGGTTCCCACATATAAGAGTTATCAACATACCGGCTCATAAGACCATCAGGTCCTTCGGCTCTTGTACGTTCAAGAATTCTACGCATACGTAGAACCCATTGTGATGGTTCACCAATACTCTCTCTATTTTCTTTAGGTATTCTCCAGAACAGATCAATAGTTCCATATCTTTTATCTTTAGCGAGCGCATTATCAGGATAATCAACCCCGTCAATTGTATACCATTTCTTTTTCTTCTTTTTAGTTTTTTCAATACCCATCTGTTTAAGAGTCTTTTTGCCTAGCCCCTTTACCTTAAACAGGTCATCGTTATTTCTGAATGGTCTAAATCCAACTATACGTACAGCTGTAGTCCTACCTACACCGGGTAAGCTACGTAGCTCTTTATCATTCATTTTATTAAAATCCTTATAATTCAGCTTCATAGATATAAATATATTATATGAGTTCCTTTAATTATACCGATAATTATACCGGCTTTAATGATTTAATCAACAGGGCAGATTTTTTAACAGAGGCTAAAAAGTCCCCATATGGAAAATATCACTCTTCATTTGGTGGTGTTACTAAAGATTTAAGATCAGCAGGATTTAGTTCAGCTCCTTTAGATACTATAAATTTTATTAGAACAACACTTTATAACCTACATTTAATAAGTGATGAAGAGCTAGCAGCTGCTAAAAAAGGTGCGGGTTTTGCAGCTAAAAAGAAAAATTTATTAGCTTTATTAGATGCTAAAGAGGATATTATTGAAAAAAATAAAGATAAGATAGCTAAAGCTGTTGAGAGTGATCTTGCAACATATATTAAGCGTTCTGCGGTAAATAGGGGAAAAGAAGATAAGTATGCGGCTCAAAAAGCTGAAAATGAAACTAAAGAAGCTGCTAGAAAGTTAGCTAAAGATATTAAAGCAGGGGTAGACGTGGGTGATGCTGTTGATGATACAGTTGAGGATATTGGTCAAGCAGAAAGAGAGGCTTTAGAAAGCATAAAAATGGCTAAAGAGGATCCTACTACTATGGTAGAAATTAAAATAGCAGATAAAGACAGAATTGACGATGTAACAGAATTAGTATCTCAGTATGCTAATAAAGATGGGGTTGATATATCCGGGAACACATTAACATTTTCTGCTGATCCAGATTCTCCTTTAGCTGATGCAGTTAAAAGACACGGTGAAGATAAAGTTGAAGCTGCTATTCGTAGAGACGTTGCAAAAATAGCTGATAATGCGGTTGCAGTTATGTCACCAGAAGAAGATTATGAAGTTGGAGTAGAGCCAGAAGGTTCCCCTAATGAGTATGAAGAGGATATAAATGATAGCGAAGATGAAGATAATGAGTTTGATGACTTTGATATTGGGCCTCAGTCAGATGAAAACGTGCCTGACGATTATGAAGAAGTTTTAAAAGCGATGGTCACTAAAGATAAAGAACAATTTGCTAAAAATATGATAGAAGATGAAGAAGGTGATACACTTTCTAAGATTGAACGAGATATTAGTAATGGTATGACTGCTAAAGAGTCAATGGATAGTTTAGGAATACATCCATCTCGTCAAAAAGATATGCTTCGTAAATATCTTGCATATACTGATAAATATTCAGAGGGTCCTATTGAGACTGGTTTTGAAGATGAAGAAGGAGGAATGAGGCTTAAAGAGCTTGAGATTGGCGGTCATAGGTATGAAGTAGGTGTGGA